CGAAGACGTTCCCAATCCAAAGTTTCTTGAGTTCCAAAACGAATATCAAAACCTGCTGAATGAGGAGCGTGAGCTTGAATATAAAGAGTTGAAGCTCAGTGACTTAGGAAGCATAGAGACTGAAGAAGTATACAGCATGTTCTTCAGTCTTCTAAAAGCTGATTAATATGGACATCCAACAAGAGATACAACGTATGGAAGAAAGACTTAATGAAGTAGAAGCTAAGCTAGACTCTATTGACCAGAAGGTTTCACGTATGTACAATGCTCTTGTTGGAGATGAAGTATTGAAGACCCAAGGATTAGTAAGCAGGATTGAAAGAACTGAGAGCGCTGTGCGTGAACTCAAGGAATTTAAGAGAAAGATTATGTATGGTGTATCAGCTATTGTTGCACTTGGTCTAGTCTTAGATTTTCTTATCAGACTGTTTTCTAATCTACAAAAATGAAATTCATACTAAAGAATGTAAACAGCATCTTCGCCTTTTTGGTAGGCGTTTTTGCTGTTTTCTATTTTAAGGGATGCGAACAAAAGCCTAAACCAGAAGTCATCAGGATTGAGGGTAAAAGGTATGAGGTAATCAAACGTGACACAGTTTACCAGAAGAAAACTATTACCAAGTACAGAGATGGCGTATACGTATACCACGCTGATAGTGTATACGTAGAGATACCAGCAAATGTAGACACATCCAAGATACTAGAGAAGTACTATCAGATGAACGTATTTGTAGACTCATTAGAGACAGGATACGGACCTGTAATAGTTAAGGATACTATACAGCTGAACAAGATAAAAGGACGCTCTTATACAGGATATTTAAAGATTCCAGAGGTACGTACAACTGTCAAGGAATCCTTGAGACCTGCTTTGTTTGCTGGTCTAGGTAGTGGTATAAACGGTAAAGGTAGAATACAAGAAGTATCAGCACACTTGTTCCTAGAAACTCGTAAGCGTACCATATACGGAATAGGAGTAGGAGTGGCAGCCGGAGCACCTGTTTATAAACTTAATGTACTTTTGAAGTTATGAGAAAGGAACACAAAAATCCAAAAGGAGGACTTACCGCAGCAGGTAGAGCATACTTTAAACGCAAAGAAGGTGCTAACCTGAAAGCTCCTGTTAAGAGTGGAACGAATCCAAGACGTGTATCATTTGCTGCTAGGTTTGCAGGAATGAAAGGTGGTATGAAAAAGCCAAACGGAGAACCAACTAGACTTGCTCTTGCATTAAAGGCATGGGGATTCGGAAGTAAAGAAGCTGCTAGAAAGTTTGCACAAAGACATAAAAAGAAATAGATATTAAAATCCAAATAACCATATAAACCAAAAAGAAATGAAAGAGTTTCTTGAATCAATAGGGGTAAATATAGGTATAGCATTAGCTGGAATGTTTGGTAGCCTTATTATGCTTGGTAAAAACAGTAGCGCTAATTTAAGGACAACATTGTTTGCTATTATAACAGGTGTGTCAAGTGCCAACTATATAACTCCAATTGTTAGCAACATGATTAATATTAGCGAGCAATATCAAATGGGTGTTGCATTTATTCTTGGTTTTCTTGGACTCAAAGGAGTGGAAAAAATATCTGAAAAACTATTAAAAAACGACAAATGATTTACATTAACGCTATAGCCAATCTTACTATTGCTATAACAATGGTATTCTTTATGATTTTTGTATTTGGTTCAAACAATAAAATAATAAACTCTATGCCAAAGTACGAGTCCTTTCCTGTAAAGTTAGGGCTTTCACTAATAGCGTGTGGTTCTCTTTTGAGCTTTCTAACATTATCTAATCCACAAGAAACAGAAATTATTATGAATGTTGGACTTGCACTTGTGTTTTTGTGGGCAGCATTATTTCATTATAAATATTTTATAAAGAAATGAAAAAAGTATTTGACTGGGCAAAAGGTTTTTTATCAAACAAAGGAGAAGCGTCTTCAAAAAGATTTGTTGGTATAGTTTGCGCTAGTTTTTTATGCGGTGCGCTCGTTTCTGATAAACACCCTACTGATGCTCTTGTATGGGCAGTAGCAGGACTAGCAGCAGCAGCACTTGGATTTACTTCATACGAGAAAGCATTAAAGAATAAAGAAGATGAAACTAAATAAAGCAGGAGCTGACTTAATCAAATCATTTGAAGGTTGTAAACTTACTGCATACAAATGTTCAGCAAATAAAGAAACAATTGGATACGGTAATACATTTTATGAAGACGGAACTCCAGTAAAACTTGGTGACAAGATTACTCAAGAACGTGCTGAATCTTTGTTTACTTTAATATCAGATAGCTTTGCATCAAAAGTTGTTCCTATTATAAAATCAAAAATAAATGAGAACCAATTTGGTGCTCTCACAAGTTTTGCGTATAATGCAGGTATTGGTAATTTGCAGAAGTCTACTCTTCTTAAAAAAGTAAACGCAAATCCATCTGACCCTACCATTCGTGAAGAGTTCATGAAGTGGGATAAAGCAGGTGGGAAGCAACTTGCAGGGCTTACTAGAAGAAGGAAGGCTGAAGCTGACCTATATTTCTCGTGAACATTATAGATACAATATCAGCATCTCCATACAACGCACATGTTAAGCGTGCGGTATACGCTATATACATATCCAAGTATTACAAACCACGTGGTGGAACATACGAAGATGAAATTATTGACGTAGAAGATTATGTTCTATCTCATGGAATATTTGTAGGAGCCATGAGCAAAGAAGGATTCTTTATTTGCAGAGAAGTTGCTGATGTTATTGAGGCATTCTGGTTGTCATTGATGGATGACTTTGATGTACAAAATCCTAATCCAAGTAAACTATTTAATAAGAAGATGGGTGAGCTATACGAAGATGCAACCAAACTTTTCCCATGAAAAAATTCAGACCCAGAATCACAGAGGACGAAATGGAACTCCTCGAAGATTACCGGAAAGAAAAAGTCGAACACGATGCACTAATCAAGGAATGCGAAGAAATTGGAATACCAGTTGATAAAGTCAGCACTTACTGGTACAAGTCTAAAAGATTCAGCATTAATGTTAAGAATAAAGAAACGCCTGTTGAAGATTTGTTTAATGAATTGGTAGGATATGTTAAACAATATGCTCCTGAATATCCAACCATAGATTACAAAACAAGCAACGACCCACACCTGCTAGTAATAGACCCAGCAGATATCCATTTAAACAAGCTTGCAAGGGCAATAGAGACCGGAGACGAATACAACCATAACATTGCCTTTAAAAGGGTAAAAGATGCCGTTATTGGGCTTCTAAATCGCTCGAAAGGATATCAGGTAGAAAAAATACTACTGATTATAGGAAACGATATCTTACACGTAGATACCAAAAACAATACAACCACAGGAGGAACCCATCAGGATGTGTCATTAATGTGGTATGATGCGTTCAAGTTGGCTCAGCAATTACTTGTTGAGTGTATTGAAATCTTGATGCAAGTAGCTCCACTGCACGTGGTATTCAACCCATCCAACCACGATAACATGTCTGGATTCTACCTAGCTCAGGTCGTAGAAGCTTGGTTTTCAAGATGTTATGGTATTAGCTTTGACATAACTCCTTCACACAGAAAGTATTACAAATATCATAATAACCTAATAGGTTCTACACATGGAGATGGAGCAAGAGAGCAAGACCTTCCACTGCTGATGGCACATGAATCTCCAGACTGGTCTTCAACTAAGCACAGGTATTTCTATACCCACCATATCCACCATAAGAAGTCTAAAGATTACCTGAGTGTCAATGTGGAAGCCATGCGTTCACCATCTGGTGCTGACTCTTGGCATCATAAGTCAGGGTATCAGCATGCCCCTAAGGGAGTGGATGCTTTTATCCACCATCCTGTGTATGGAAGGGTAGCTGTACTGACCCATATCTTTCAGGATTAATCCGTTATAAATTCTAATTATTTTTGTTGTATTGTGAATAGTGAATCCCTTAAATTTGGATTTCCTAAAATTCACATATATGCAAGTATCAGAAAAGTTTTTCCAGTTGACAAGAGATGAGCAAGAAGAAGTAGCAACCAAGCAATCAAACAAGCATTATGAGATTGCTGAAAAATGGAGAAAACTAGCTGTACAGGCGAGGATAGGTAAAACAAAATCAAAAGAGAAAACGAAAAAAGAAAATGCCTAAAGACGTCAAGATAATACACCGTAAGCTTGGCAGAGAAAAGGTGTGGGGATGGGCTCACAGTGACGGTGTTATTGAGCTTGACGAAAGACTTAAAGGTTATAAGTATTTGTTGTATCTCATCCACGAGTACATGCACCTCCGTCATCCTGAATGGAGTGAGAGAAAAGTACGCAGCGAATCTACTAAGATGGCCAGAGTTATCTGGCGCATGAAGCATCGTATTGATTCTTGAGCCGAATCTTGAAGCTAATCGGCTCAAGATGTCCATGTTTTTATAACATTTACTGGACAATTTGCATGGATTTTTAGAAAATTTCATGCAGCCTCGTAACAAATAACTATATAAATTTGTTACAAGATGTCAAGTTTTTTGTACAATTTACTGGACATTTGTAGCTCAAAAAATAGGAATTATGAGCTACAATGTATCTTATAAAGGATAATAAGTCGAATTAATGTGCATTTTATAACACTTTATGTTGAATTTTCATGGTTAATTCGACATGTTAGTTTAATAGAATAGATTTTAACGGTGATGATTGCCGTCAAATCAAATGTATTTAAACAAGTCAACTGAGAATGATTCAACGAGTGGTTGTTTCTTTTTAGCTGCTGCGTTAGCCTTTGTCTGACCTGTCATTGTAAGCAGCATAATCATAAAGCTAACCACAGTATCGAACTTAGTACGGTTATCGTGCCTGTATCTTTTAAGTTCTTCTAGCAGCTCTGGATAGTATATCTTATGACAGTGATGTTCAATATAGTTAATGCAATACTCAAGCTGTCTTGACAAAGCAAATGCATCCGCTGATGCTACACCTCTATCAAGGATGTTACCTTTTGTTTTCCTATCTGGATTGATTACAGAGTCTGGTTTCTTTCCAAGCATAGGTAGGCAGTTCATATCCATAAAGTTATACTTCTGGAAGTATGGATAGTAGTCATCTCCTGCGTCTTTCTCTATTGTTACTGGACATCCAAAGTACATAGCACCCATCAGCATTTCTTTCCAAAGCAACTCTTTCATCTTGGGTCTACCATAATACCATGCAACAGGCAGCCCTGTATCTTCTTCGTTTGCCTCGCTTAACTTCTCTCCCCACCATGCTGATGCCATTGAGCCTTCACCTTGCGTAATATTGTGTCTGAATGGGTCACATCCTGCTGAATACGTAGCATGGTTTGCAGGATACATCACATTGTTTCTTACTATAAATGCATTAGGATTCTTTGGCAGTTTATATACAAGCCAACTACCATTTTTGTCATCAGCCCATTGTACTTTATTTTCTCCATCTACATACAGTCTACCTCTTCTCAAATGCACAGGTTGATTCTTCAGTCTCTCTTCCTGCTTCTCAATATTTTCCAAGTTAAAGTGACAATCAATATCATTAAACTTGAACGCTTCTATTTCGCTGAGTGGATAGTCTCTGATGTCTTGGTCTTGTTTACTTCTTGCACGCTCAGAAAGTATATACTCTTTTGCTTCTTCTGTTTTACTGAATCCCCATTCATCTATGAATCCAGCATAACCTTCGTTGGCTGGCATAAAATATCTTACAAGTCTTGAGGGTGTAGTTCTTCCGTATCTGAATTGGTCTGAGTCATCCCAGAGCTTTTTAAATTCCTGACCTCCTGAGTTTGGTGGGTTAACTGTTGAGACAACCAAAGCAAATCCAACTTTTTTTGCACCTTCCGTCAGCGTCTTCTTTGCAATGTTCCAATAATCCTGAATAGGAATACTTGGGTCCCACTTACTTGCCTCATCAATGATAAGTCTACTCCATCTGCCAGAGTCAAAAGAGTTCAGCGCTGTATTACGCCATTCAATAAACGAGTTAAGTCCTTCACGTCTATTAAACAATCCTTTCTTGTTTACCTTTCTTTTGGATGGCTTTACAAACGTAAGTTTCTTTTTAGGGTCTTCTGTACCATCTGTACGTGGCTGAAGAAAAGAAGGCATTGCCCTGAATCCATATACCACCATGTTTTGAAATAAATCTTCAGCATCTTTACCTGTTTTGCTGATAATACCACAACGAGTATTCTCAGAAACAGATGCAGCTTTGGTAACGATACATGACGCTTGTGAGGTAGCACCCTCTCTACGTTTCTTTACTCTGACAATACCAAGAATTTCTGGGTCGCTCAAACATTCGTGGTAGAACAAGAACCATTTCCTATCAGCTTCTCTATACTCAGGATAGTTTCCTGTTTCAAGTACCCAATAGTTTAGATAGAAATAATAATCTCCTGTGATGTATGTTGGTATTCCTTTGTTGAAAAACCAATACCCATTCATTACTCTATCCCATTCACGCTTTATAAAATCAATATGCTTATCCTCGTAGATAGGGTTATCGTCTTCATCGTATTCTAAATCATCAAACCAATCTGGTATTTCTACTCGCTTGAACTTCTGTTCTTTTGTCTTTAATACATACCCATCTATATCCTTATTCGCAGGAGGATTATCATAGAAACATTCGAGTCCGTAGATTACTTCAATCATGTTAGAATATATAGTAAAGGTACAAGAACACCTTTAGACATATTACCATCACCACCTTCTTTAAATCCATTGATGTTAAAGAATTTTCTTGCTAATTGTTTTAGCTTTTGTGTGCTGATGATTACAGCAGTTCCTGTTTCAAACTTAAACACCCAATAGTCAGCTTCAGTTGTGCTGATACCACTTGGTTTATTACGACAGTACACCTCGATAAATAAGTTACCTGTAAGATGAGCCATTGAATCAGCCTTCACTTCTACCTTTGCGTTACCGAATAATTCTTTAGCCCAATCTTCAGCTTGTTCACCGAGATGTAGGTCGTATGTAAAACTACTACTGTACTTCATTAGAATGGGAGTTCCATGTTTTCGTCTTCATGCTGCCAGCGATTTCCTCCACTTGGCTGAGTGTTTGTCTTAATAACTGCATCTTTTCGTGGAGACTGATAGCCTTGCCTCCCTTCTGGATTGTAGGTATCAACAGTTATAGCTACGTCCTTGCCAAACTTATCTGGCTGCTTTAAAACATTTACATTCAGCTTAACGAACTTAGTTCCGTTATATTCCTGAACATAATCCTTAATCTTTTCCATATTAAGGCTGATGCTTAACCATGTGTCTGACTTCTTCTTTCCAGAACCTGCGTAGATTTTCTTTTCCATGTGTGTTGTTTTATTGGTTTAAAAAATGATTTAGGTTGTCTCTAAATACCTGTGAATGGTGTGGCACTCTCCATCCATGACAAAGATATGCTTGTATCTCATCTTCGTGAACTATTTCTGGGTATCCCATCTTGAGTAGCTTCTTCTCAAATCTTCCATACAGTTCCCTGTCTATCTTCCTTAGTAGTCTCTTGGTCTTTGTCTTGTATTTCTTGTCTGTGTACCACAATGCGTGAGCCATCTCATGCTTGTATGTTGCTGACTCTATGTTATCTACACCTATCAGGTAGAACTTACCACCAGAATCCGCTTCGCATAACATGTATATCTGCTCCATCATTCTATCACTATCAGAATCATTCTGGAATACATCCACTGCTCTATCTAGTATGTCAGAAGGAATGTTATATCCTTCCCAATCCTGTGGGTAGGTAAATACATCTTCGTTTCTGTATACCTTGTATGCTCTCATAAACTCTTCAAGCGTAAAATACTTTCCCCTGATATGTGGCATTGGTGATTCATAGAACTCTTGGTACTTACAAAAGAACATTGCCCTGTCATACTTATCAGCAATCTCTAGTGCATATACGTTTGGTATGACTCTATACAGATTACCATGAACAAGACTAGATGCTATGTCAAATATCTTTGTCAAAGTGTTTGCATTTCTTGTTTCAAATAGCTGATAGCTGTACGCAATCTGTCGCTCATGTAGTGTCCTTCTTTGACAAGTAAACGTATCAGAGTCAAGTAAAAGTTAGTACTACCAATCTCGTTATTCAAGATAATCTTTTTCTCTGCTGCTCCTCTTGCATCCATATCAAGTACAGATAACTTCTTCATGGCTAGTCTATCGTTTAGGAACTCCATCATTGCTTCACATTTAGCACCTAAGTGTGCTACGTTGTTTAGTGCTGATAGTTGTGCAAGTACTTGAGCAG